TGGAGTTACGACCAAGGCGGCGGACTCGAGTGGGTCGTGATCCGAACGTCGTGCCTACAGCAATCGACGCCCGGAGAAGCGAAATGGCAGAAAGAGACGCGGTGGGTGCAGTACGACCGGGAGAGCTTCCGGGTGTACCGAAAGGCCGGCGACGGCGGCGGCATCACACTGATCGACGAGGGCGCCCACGGGCTGGCGCGGCTGCGGAGGGTTCCCGTCTTCCAGATGCGGATTACGGACGGGCTGTGGCTCATGAACAAGGCCGCGCTGCTGCAACTCGAGCATTTCAACAAATCGAACGCGCTGTCGTGGGCGCTGACGATGGGGCTATTTGCGACTCCGGTGGTGTACTCGGACCGCGAATGGAACCAGATCGTGGGCGAGTCCTACTACATACAGCTCGGCAAGGACGACCGGTTCGGGTGGACCGAACCGGACGGCAAGGTTTATCAGATCGCGGCAGACAACCTGGTCCGGTTAAAGGACGAAATTTATCGGGTCTGCTATCTGATGAGCCAGGCGGGGGGCCCCGACTGGAGACAGTCGGGGCTCAGCAAACAGCGCGATTTCAGCATCACGAACGAGGTGTTGCGGGCATACGGAGACGCGGTGAAGGAGACGATGCAGCAGGCGCTGTGGGCCATCGCGGGCGCAAGGCAGGACAAATTGTCGATTGCGGTCACGGGACTGGACGAGTTCGACATCGAAGACTTCAGCAACGAACTGGACGACGCGAAGAAACTGCTGGAACTGGGGATCGGATCAGAGACGTTGAAGAAGCAGGTGTTCAAGAAGCTGGCGTTCAAATATCTCTGCGACGCGAGACAGGAGGTGAAGAACAGAGTAGCGGAGGAGATCGAGAGGGCTTGAGGGATAGCTTTTGACACAGAGACACAGAGACACGGAGAAAGGCCCAAGAAAGTCTGGAGGTTTATGGAAGGGATCGATATTCAGGCGATTGTCAGGCAGGCGATTCAGGAGTATGCGAGCGCGGAACAGGCCAAGAGCGAACCGGCCCATCAGGCGGAATTGCTGGAGGAGCGCAAGCGGCGGGAACAACTGGAACGGCGCCTGAACGAGCTGGTGGAAGAGAACAAACGCAGCCGGCAGATGGCCGAGGAAGCGGAACGGAACTCGGCGGTGCGGGCGGAACTGCAGCGGTTGGGCGTCGCGAAGGTAGACCTGGCGTTCAAAGCGGTGCAGGACGCAGTGGCGCGAACGCCGGACGGGAGGTTCGTGGCCCGGGGCGAGACCGGAGAGGCGCCGCTGCGAGAATATCTCACGGCGTTCGTCACCGAGAATCCGGAGTTTCTGCCGGCGCGCATACCCGGGGGAACGGGGATGACCACAACGTTGAAGGCTCCGGCGGCCGGGAGGGAGACCTTCGATATGGAACGCATCCGTCCGGGCATGAGCGCGGAGGAGATGCAGCGGGCACGTGAGGAGATCGTGCGCGTCGCTTCCCAAAGCCTGAGGGGCTTGTAGGCCGATTACTCGAACACAGGAAAGAGGAGAAACGAATGGCAGGTATTACTTCGAATAACGTTGCAAACGCGATCGTGAAGCTGGTGGCGGCGGACGCTCTGCCAACGCTGGTGGGGAACCTCGTGATGGGGAACCTGGTGAATCGCGATTACGAGCCGACGCTGGCGCAGGCCGGGGACACGGTGAACGTCCTGTTGCCGCCGGCCATGCAGGCCAACAACATTCTGGACGGCGGGTCGGTGCAGGTGCAGAATCCGACGATCGCGAGCACGTCGATCGTGCTGGACACGCACGCCGAGGCTACCTTTCAAATTCCGGACGTGACCAAGGTGCTGGCGGTTCCGGATCTGCTGAAGATCTACATGGAACCGGCTGTGACTGCGATCGCGGAGAGGATCGAGACGGACCTGTTGAACCTGTACGCCGGCTTCACGGCCAACACGCCGGTGGGGACGGGCGGCGTCGCGATCACGGAAGCGACCATCGACTCGGCGGAGACGGCGCTGTTCCTGGCAAAGGTCCCGGCGTCGCAGCAGAAGCACATGGTGGTGGACGCGGCGACCTACTCGACATGGCGGCAGATCCCGCGGTTCAGCGAATTCCAGACGGCGGGCGACGCCGGGATGCGATCGATCGTCGACGGCACGGTCGGGAAGATCAAGGACTTCTTCGTGCTGCGGTCGCAGTATGTGCCGAAGACAGGGTCGAGCCCGGTGACGACGCACAACCTGGGATTCACGCGGGACGCGCTGGGGCTGGTGATCCGCCGGCTGCCGCAGCCGCTGCCGGGAACCGGAGCGATCGCGGAGTATGCGGAGCTGGGGAACTTCGGCATGCGCGTGGTGATGAGCTACCAGCCGAACACGCTGGCGCAGCAGTTCACGGTGGACGTGCTGTACGGCTGCGGCGTGCTGCGGAACTCGGCGGGCGTGCAGGTGCGGACTTAGAGGACGAGAGCGGCAGTCTCTTTGACACAGAGACACGGAGACACGGAGAAAAACATAAGTATTTGAATTTCTCCGCGTCTCTGCGTCTCACCGTCTTTGTCGAGCATGCGAAAGGAGAGCGGGAATGGATTTGCAGGCTTATTACGGGAAGGTGAAGCAGGAGGAACAGAAGATCGGGGAGGATTTTCCGGTCATTGTCAGCCACGAGACGCCGGACGGCGGCAAGGCGGGACAGCTGACGGAAGTGGCGCGGAGGGTGGCGGCGAAGTTCATCGCGCAAGGACTGGCGCGGCTGGCGACGCCCGGCGAATCGACGTTCTTCCGCGACACCCAGCAGGCGGCCAAACAGGCGGCCGATGACCTGCTCCAGGAGGCGAAGGTCCAAATCGCAATGCTGGCGATGAAGGGCGTGGAGAAACTCCAGACGGGATTGCAACCGAAGGAGACGAAGGAGTAGGCATGGCTCTGTTCACGGATGGTCCGGCAGCGACGATGGAGGACCTCACGGCGCAGGATTCGCAGTTGGCGTACGTGGCGAGCACGGAGGGCATCGACGTCACGGTGAAGCTGGGATTGACTCACGAGGCGATCGGCCTCGAACTGGAGGAACTGCTGGGGCGGGACTGCCGATTCGGGTTGTCGCACGTGGTGGTGACGCCGGCGCTGCGGTTGTGGCACACGCACCGGACGCTCGAGTTCGTGTACCGCGACGCTTACAACAGCCAGTTGAACGACCGGTACGCGGGCAAGCGGGACCAGTTCCGTGAACTGAGCCGATGGGCGTACAACCGCCTGATTCAGTCGGGGGTCGGCGTCGCGACGACGCCGGTCCCGCAGGCCTCGGGATTCGAGGCGCAGCCGGCAGCCGGGGCGCTGCCGGCGGCGGTGTATTACGTGTCGACGGGGTGGACGAACGCGGCCGGCGAAGAAGGCGCGTGCTCGACACCGATCGACGTCGAGGTTACGAACGGAGCATTCGCCGTATATCCGCCCGCAGCGCCGCGCGACGCGACGGGATGGAACGTGTACGTGGGGACGGCGCCGGAAACGATGACGAGGCAGAACGGGTCGCCGCTCAATCCGGCGGCGCCGTGGCTGGCGGAGACGGTGACGGAATCGGGCGCGCGGCCGGGGAGCGGACAGAGACCGAACCGGATGCACGCGATCCCACGCGTGCTGCAGAGGGGCTGATGACGGCAGGAATCGGAAGCGCGGCGACGCGCAAAGTGATGGCCCGGCTGGCGGGCCCGGCGGACGCGGGCTCGGCTGTGGGCGCGCTGACGGACGCGGGTTACGCCGGAGCGACGATGCGCGCGCAGAACGCGGCGGCGGAACTGACGGAGCGGGCGGGCGCGGTGACTTACCCGGCGACCACGGTGTACTGCGAGAAGGTCGTGAACGATTTTCGCGAGAAGTTCCGCAGCTTCTCGGGGAAAGCGCAGATGACGATCGAGGTGCGGCACTCGCAGGACCGGCTGGAGGGACTGGAGAGCGCGCTGGAGGCGCAAACGGACGCGGTGACGGCGGCGTTGGCGGCGTCGCGCGGCGACTGGGGCGACGGAATGTATTACGCGGGCGGCTACGAGGTGTCGTTCGGGCGCGCTGCGCGGGGCGGAAAGAACTTTACCCAGGTGGCGAAGGTCACCTTCGAGATCGGAGTAAGCAGGAACTGATATGGCGACCTATATATCGTCGAATGCAAACCGGTTTTATGCGGCGCTCGAAAGCGCATACGGAGACGCGGGGGCGATCCAAGCGGCGAAACGGATTCCGGCGGTCAAACTGGCGATCCAGCAGCAGATCGTGACGGGCGCGCGCAAGGACAAGACCGGAAGCCGGACGTTCGCCGGCGCGCCAACGGGCGGGCGACGGCGGACTAACTTCGACCTGCGGACTTACCTGACGTCGTGGGACAAGACAGGGGATCCGGGATACGGTCCTCTGTTTCAGGCGGCGCTGGGCGGAGCGCCGCTGCGGTTCGCGGGCGGCACGGTGGCGTCGTGCACGGCGCAGGGACGGCTCACGTTCCAGTCGGCGCACGGGTTGAGCGCGGGCCAGGCGGTGGCGTGCGGAGGCGAGATCCGTTTCGCGGCGGCGATCGTCGATACGACGAGCGTGCAGCTCAACGCGCCGTTCACGGCGACGCCGCAGGCGGGCGCGGCGGCGGGCGCAACGATCACGTACACGCCGGCGACCGAGTTGCCGAGCGCGAGCATTTTCGATTACTGGAGTCCCGCCACCGCGGTGCAGCGGATGCTGCGCGGCGCGTCGGTGGACCAGTTGGACATCCTGGTGAACGGGGATTATCACGAAGCGCGGTTCAAGGGGCTGGCGCAGGACGTGCTGGACAGCGCGACGTTTTCGGGCGCGGGCCAGATGACGAGTTTTCCGGAGGAGCCGGCATCCGACAATTTCGACTATTCGATCGTGCCGGGAAATATGGGGCAGGCGTGGCTCGGCAGCACGCCGACGCAGTTCTTCACGCTGACGGGCGCGACGGTGTCGGTGAACAACGGGCTGGACACGCGGTCGAAGGAGTTCGGGTCGAACGTGCCGCGGGCGATCGCGCCGGGACGGCGGACGGTCACGGCGGCGTTCGATTTGTACGGCATGGACGACGAGGCGACAACGTCGTTGTACGAGGCGGGACGGCAGGAGTCGCCGATCTCGGTGATGTTTCAGTTGGGCGAGACGGAGGGACAGCTCATGGGAGTGTTCCTGAAGAGCGTGGTCCCGGACGTGCCGGAATTCGACGACGGGGAAAACCGGCTGCAGTGGCGGTTCAAGAGCGCGCGGGCGCAGGGGACGGGGGACGACGAGGTGGTGGTCGCGTTCGGGTAGTGAGGGATGGATTTCAACGCGGAGAACTCAATGAGCTATGAGAGTGTCGTGAATGTGGCATCGGGGGTGCGGGCTGGGGTGAGTTTTCGGGTGGCTCGGATGTCGTTCGGGCGGCGGGTGGAGTTGATGCGGAAGGTGCGGGAGTTGGCTCGGCGGATGGAGTTCCTCGAGGCGGGCGCGTCGGAAGGGGAACGGATGGATGCGGGGCTGTTGCGGGCGGAGATCGATCGAATGTGCCTGTTGTGGGGGCTGACGGGGGTTTCGGGGCTGCAAGTGGATGGCGTCGAGGCGACGCCGGAGGCTCTGGTCGAGCGGGGGCCGGAAGAGTTGTTTCGCGAGGCGCTGGCGGCGGTGCGGCGCGAGACGGGGTTGACGGACGACGAACGAAAAAACTGAGGGTCGCCTTCCATTTCCAATTCACCAACCAGGCCGGTTGGGAGTGCGACGCGTGCCGGAAAGCCGGTCTGGCGCAGAAGAGGCGGTGCCGATGGGCGGGAGTCGCGGACAACGGACGCGGTCCGGTGATCTGGGCGCGCGGCGGGATCGCGCTCACGGAGTGTCCCAAGCCGGTAATCACTCCGGAGAGCGAGGCGCTGGTGGAGGAGTATCTGGTGTGGAAGCGGCTGGGTCCGGCGGCGGTGGGCGAGTTGAGCGCGAGACAGGCGGAGGCATTCGTGGTCCTGGAAAACGCGATGGAACGGGAGAAGAATCATGGCGAGCGACACACAAGAGACGCTGTATAGGATGTTCGCGGCGCTATCCGGCGGAGCGAGCGGAGTCGGAGCGGACAGCATCGCGGGTATGGTCACGGGCGCAGATCGAGGGGACACCGGCGGGGGATTGGCGGCGACGGTGATTCAGGCAGCGGCCGCGGCATCGGGGTCGGGGAGCACGACGCAATCCAACACCGGAAACGGCGGGGGCAGCACGGCGGCCACGGTCGCGTTGGACGTCGTGAAGAGCGCGTTCGGGCTCGCGCCGCTGGCTTCGGCGCTGTTCGGGCTGTTCGGCGGGGGCGGAAACGACGCGCCGGCGCCGCTGGTGAAATACGCGCTGCCGGCGTCGCTCGACTTGCAGGCGGCGGAAACCGCATCGGGGCTCACGGCGGCGGACTATGACCAATCAGGGATGCCGCGCGCCGCGGCGGGAACGCAGGCGGCGGCGCTGCCGGCGATCAACGTGACGGTGCAGGCGATGGACGCGCGGTCGTTTCTAGATCGGAGCAGCGAGATCGCGGCGGCGGTGCGCGAGGCGATGCTGAATCTGAATCCGATCAACGACGTGGTTATGGACCTCTGAACGATGGCGAGCTTTCCGCAGTTGAAGACCAGCGCGGTGGCGCAGTACCCGGCGCGGCGAACGGCCATCTTTCGAAATCAGAACATGCGGTTCCTGGACGGGCGCGAGCAGCGCTACCGGGACTCGGCGGGGGCGCTGCGCCGCTGGGAGATCCGGCTGCAGCAACTCGACGAGGGCGAAGCGGCGGCAATCGAGGAGTTCTTCGCGGCGCAGCAGGGGGCGTTCGGATCGTTCGAGTTCACGGATCCGTGGGACGGACAGGTCTACCCGAACTGCAGCCTTGCGAGCGACGAGTTGGAGGTGACGGCGGTGGGAGAGATGAGCGGGACGGCGCGGGTGGTGATCGAGGAGAACCGGAGCAACTGATGCTGACTTATCCACAACTGGCGCAATTCCCGATCGTGAAGACGCGGCGGCGGCGGACGGTGGTGAACCGGGCGGCGGACGGCAGGGCGATCAAACTGGCGGACCCGGCGGGCGAGGTAACGGAGTGGCGGCTCGAGTATTCGGAGCTGAGCGACGAGGAGGCCGCGCAGTTATGGGACTTCTTCGCCCAGGCGGAGGGATCGCTGAACGAGTTTCTGTTTGTGGACCCTACGGCGAACCTGCTGGCGTGGAGCGAGGACCTCGGCGAGGCGGTCTGGAGTAAGGATCCGATGGTGCAGGTCAGCGCGTCGCGATTGATGAATGCGGGCGCGGGTCCGCAGCGAATCACGCAAACGATTGGGGCGCCGGCGGGGTTCACGTACTGCTTCAGCGTGTACGCGCGGTCGGCGGGGGCGGCGTCGGCGACGTTGATCGCGGGCGAGACGACGCTGGAGCAGGCAGTGGGGCCGGAGTGGCGGCGGCTGCGGTTGACGGCGACGGTCGGGGAGGCGACGTTCGGGCTGGAAATCCCGGCGGGGGACGCGGTCGAGGTCAGAGGAATGCAGGTGGAGGCGCAGTGGGGAGCGTCGGTAGCGCGGGTGACGAGCCGCGGCGGAGTCTATGAAGGCGCGCACCTGCGGGACGATTCGATCGAGATGATCGCGACGGGCGTGAACCGGCATTCGTGCACGGTGAACATCATTCATGCAGAGCATATTTGAGCTGAAGGAACAGGCTGTCACGGACACGCCGCTGCTGGTGTTCGAGTGCGCGTTGGCGGACGGGTCTGTCGAGCGATGGAGCACGCACCGGGTGTCGGTGGAAGGCGCGACTTACGAAG